GAAGTCCTGGGCGCTGACGATCAGGCGTCAGCCGTCTAACCCTGTTGCGCGCGCAGCGCGCGTCGATCTGTTCCCTTTCCCTGCGCTCGTCTCGTTCTTTCGCCGGCAGGTCAAGCTTCGCACCTTCGTCTCCTCGACCTTCCCGCTTCACGTCCGGCGCGCGTTGTTTTTAAACAATGATGATGAGTGACCTCTGCTACCTCTGCTCGCAAACCGACATGAACCAATGGCTTCTCACCAAGTGTTGCAGAGGTAAGCAGACGTAGGCATAGGTAGTTTGATTCAGGTAGAATTCAATCCTGACTCCAAGCAGAATAGGGACGCGACGCCCGCCACCTGTCCTTATCCCCCACCCGGGAAGGAATCTCTTTCCCTATGGCCCCACATTCAACAGTTTAAGTGTCTCTTTACCAATTCTCACGAGGGCAAACCAAAAGTTTTTTGTCCCTTTGACATTGAATTCTATAGGTGGAGAGCACTGCATCGACGATTCCAGTTCATTGCGCCTTCCACGAGATGGTCCCGATCGGCGATCTGAGGCCGAACAAAGCGAACCCAAACAAGCACCCAGCCGGCCAGCTCGCGCTCTACGCGGCCGCGATCCGCGCCCATGGCTGGCGCGAGAGCGTCACAGTCTCGAAACTCAGTGGGCTTGTCGTGCGCGGGCACGGTGCGCTCCTGGCCGCGCGGTTAGTCGGCGCTGCGAGTGTTCCGGTTGAGTTTCAGGGATATGCGACGCCGGAGGAGGAGTTAGCGGACCTCCTGGCTGACAATCGCCTGGCGCAACTTGCGACGACCGATGCCGAGCTTCTGAAATCGGCGCTGCAAATCCTGTCGCCGGCTGCGATCACCGGCTACTCGGGCCTGGAGATCGCCGAGCTGCTGGCCGAGCTCGCGCCGCCGCCAGAATATCCGATCACCGCGCGCCTGAACGAGCGCCACGATTACCTGGTGATCACCGTGGACAACGAAACCGACTGGCAATTTCTCAAGAATCTCGCCGGCGTCCGCACCGAGCGCAGCTTCAAGAACACGATGATCGGCGAGGGCCGCGCCATCCCATTCCCCCGCTTCCTCAAAAGCCTCCGTGAAAATCTGCATTCCATCCCACAAGCGCGCGGCGACGATCACGACGCACCGGCTCGCGCCTGCCGCCATCGTCTGCGTGCCGGAAAGCCAGGCGGACGACTATCGGGACGCCGGATGTCTGGACGTCCAGACACACCCCGAGGAAATCCGCGGGCTCACTCCGAAACTCGACTGGATGCTCGATCACCTGGCGGACGACGAAGGCATCATCTTCCTGGACGACGATCTCGAATACCTCTGCCGATGCTTTACTTGTTCGAATGATGAGATTGCGCGGAAGGTGACAGAGGCGCGATTAATCAAAGAAATTTTAAAACAGACGGCGGCGTTTGCCCGCTCGAAATGGGCGCTTACTTTTTCGGCTGGGAGTCGAGCGAGAGCACGATTCGTTATTACAGCGGGCTGGATCCGTTCGCATTTACCGGATTCATCAACGGCTGCGCGATGGGATTCATTGCCGGCCACGGCTTGCGCTTCGATGAATCGATCGTCGCAAAAAACGATTACGACATCTGCGCGCTGAATGCCTTCCGACATCACATCTGCCTGAAGGACACGAGGTATGCCTTTTGTCAGCGCGAGACTTTTATAGGTGGCGGAGGTCAGAGTTTTTTTCGTAACTCACAAACAGAAGCGCGCGATATCGCCATCCTCCGCCGCAAATTCGGCGAGGTAATCGTCGTCGGAAAACAAGGCGGGACGCGGAAGCGCGATTACGCCGGCGTGCAAAAGGTCACGCTTCACCTGCCTTACTAGCCATGACTCATTTGGAAGCAACAACTGCCGTCGATAGTGAGCTAGGCAATGCATTCGCGAAGCATGGCCGCGAACAGTGGGGGAGACATGAATTCTATGCGATTCTGCGCGAGGAGATCGACGAGGTATGGGACGCTATTAAAGCAGACGCGCCACAAGAGAACGTCCTGAAGGAAGTCTCCCAGGTGGCGGCGGTCTGCTTTCGTTATCTCGAAACCGGTGATCGTTATCGTGAGCCGCGGCAGACCGCAAGCTCATGAATCTGCTTGCCACGTGCCGCTTTCTTTTTGCGAGGCTATTTTGCCCGCGACGCTACGACTGCTGCTTGGGAAGATACCCGTCGAAAACAAATACTTTCGGCGGAGAGACCAGAGAGCGCCCGCCGCTGAAAGTAACTAAAGCAACGGGCAGCGCGCTTAGAACGCGCCTCTCTGGAGAAAATGAAAGTAACAAATGCAGAGTCAATCAACAAGGAGAATCCGCTCAGTCGGGTTCACCAAGATCAATCAACTGGTGCGCGCCGCGCGCCACATCAAGGAACTCCGACCGGCTTTCGCCGAATGGATTGCGGGAGAAATCTACGTTTGCAAAAAGACCGGCACATATCGGTATCGGTTCGGCAAGCGCACGAAATCCGTCGCGCCCTGGAGCGAAACAGCCGTTCGACTTTTCACGTCGCCGGCCGGGTTCGCTTTTGCTGCCGTCGTTCTTGGCGGCACTCTTAAGAGCGCCATTACCAAGGCGGAACAAATCGAAGCTGATGCCGAGAAGCAATCCGGGTCGGATCGCGTCAACGTCATCGAACTCGCGAAGGCGGCGTAATGAGACGCTCTCTTACCGTGTCCACGCTTCGGCGATCGTGGTCGGCGATGTATCGGACTCACTACGGACTCGTCCCGGCGATACGCCTCAACGGGAACTGGCTCGCGGAAGCGGGCTTCGTGCCCGGCGAGAAAGTCAGCGTTCGCGTCGAAGAACGCTCGCTCACAATTCAACTGGAAGCTCGTCCGTGATTGCGCTCGAACTTCCTTTGATCGGTCCCGCCGCCGCCGTCCTGGGGGCGGCGCGGGAATTAGGCAGGAAACGATCGGCACTCACTATTTTGTGCGAGGGCAATCCTGGCGTTGGCAAGTCGCATCTCCTCGACTTGCTGGCGCTCGAGCTGACTGGCTCGCCTTTCAGCATCGAGAAAGTTAACGGCCAATCGTTAGGTATTGATCTCGTTCGCTACTGGCGCGAGCGAGCGCCTTACGGCAACTTGTTCAGCGACTGGACTATCAAGCGTATCGATGAACTCGATCTCGCCAGCGCCAGCGCGACGAACGAACTGCTGACCTACCTCGACTACCTGACTCCTTGTCATGCCGTCCTGGCCACGACGAACGATTACGCCAAGCTCCGCGCCAACAGCAAAGGCCGGCTGGAAACTCGCTTCGTCCGGTTTCATGTTGGTCCACCATCGGTGGAAGATGCGATAGCGTTTCTGCGCCGGCACAAGCAACTTCCGGCCGGCATCGCCAAAGCCATCGCGCTCGGGGCGGTCCCTGAAGGTTGTCTCTCCAGCGAAGGCGTGAACATGCGCGCGTGCATCAAAGATGCCGATGGCTACTTTGCCGCTCGAGCATCAACAGGAAAGGCGGTGGCCGCGTGATAACGAAACCTGAAATCACCGCAGCTATCGCCATCCTGGCGGCGATTGCCGACTGCGTCCGCGAGCTTAAGCGCGTCCCCGCAGGCCATCTGTATACCCTGCTTATGACGAAGCTCACCCTGGCCCAGTTTAATGAAGCCATCGCGCTTCTCATTCAAACAAATCAGGTCACGCGCGAAGGCGACGAACTGATTTGGAAAGGCGGTGCAGCATGACCTTTGGACAACGTCCCACAGTCGGCGGCTACAAGTGCGAGGAAGTCACCAGCGCCATGCAGAAGTGCATCCGGCGCGGGATGGAAGACGACGCTCTTTTCTGGGCGACCGAGTTGGATATCTCTGGCTTCGGCGAATACGTCTGGAAACGGCTCAAGATCATCGCCAGCGAAGATATCGGCTTGGAGGAAGGCAGTCTTCGGGCCGTCCTGGTGCGATCGTTGTATGACAACTGGAAAGAGCAACGCAAGAAGGACGACACGAAGCACGCGCCCGAGCGCCTGTTCCTCGTTCACGCAGTGTTGGCGCTTTCCCGATCGTTCAAATCACGGGTGGTCGATAACGCGCTCATCGTCTTCTACGAAGGACGGCGCGAGAAACGCGAGATACCGGACTTTGCCCTGGACCGGCATACGCAACGGGGCCGGCGACTGAAGCGCGGATGGGATCACTTCTTTGCCGAAGGTGTCGGACCGAACATTCAGCCCGATGCAGTCTATGAACTGCGCGCCCGGCAGATTCGACGCGACAACAAATTGGAGCTCGAAGGATGAAACGCGCACATGGCCACTCCGGCTCGGAGCCGAAACAAGAATCGGTCGCCGACTTCAAGGCGCGCATTGCCGCCAAGATGCGAGGCAGCGCGCCCGAGGCCTTCCCTCTCCGCGTCATTTCGCGCGATATTGTTCGCGTTGAGACAGACCGTGGCTATTACCCGCCACCTAGGGATGAGGAGCGCGGATGAAGAAGGCCTCCGACAAACTCCGGTGCGACCATTGCAAGCGAGCCACATATCCCAACTGGTCACGCTGCACTGAGTGTGCCCACTACTTTTGCTCCCGCTGTATGCCGTCGCACGGATGCGGCATCTTGTTTATTGCGTCCGATGATACGCCAGCGCAGAAAGCGAAGGCGGCCAAATTTCGGCGTGCGATCGCCGAACTAGAGCAGGAAGTGCAACTAGAAATGGCGCTCGCATGAAGAAACCGAGCGCCGAAGAATTGGAGCAGATGAGGGAGGCACGATGCGCTTCCCTCATTCGGCGCTGGCTTACCGGCAAGAAACTTACTGATGCCGAGAAAGGGGAGATCTCGTATCTTATTCCGCTCCACCTTCTCGCGGCTGGCCCCGACTCACCGGCTGGCCAGGCGGCTGCTAAAGGAGCGCTTTCCACCCGCAAACACGCCAAGTATGCACGGACTTACCCCGAATACTCGAAGACCTACGAAGTCGAGCTCTCGGGGCGCGTGGTGAAGCGATGGGTGCGTCGCGGCAAGGAGTTGAATGATCTTCCGCCGCTCGATCAGCCGGAGCTTATGGCGGGCTGGTGGCGGCGCTGCATGGATCACCAAGTCCCCGATGTTCTTCTCGCCCTGGTAAAGCCTCCACGTGTTGGCGCGTCGAAGGAGCCACCTTCATCCACTGAAAGCAAATCGGAGGATCCATCGCACCCACGGGACTTTTCGCAGGTCACAGGTTTAGGCATCGAAGAGAACGTGGAAGAGCTGCGCCGCTCACACGCAATTAACAACCAACTTCTCACAGAAGCATTGCACGACGGCGCGCCGAATGAGAACACGATCTCGCTCCGGCAGCGCAATTATGAGCGGACGTTCGAACTTCTGCGCAAAGCGGAGTCCACCCTCATCGATCTCCAAAAACAGCGTGGCGATCTGATCGACAAGGAAGGCGTCCGCACGGAACTCTCGCAGTTTCTGGAATCGCTCCGTTTGATGCGCGAGACAATGCCTCACCGGATTACGATTGAGATGGAGCGGATCTTGCCTCGCCGTTTTCAGCGAGTCGCCCGACTGCTTGAGAAATACCTCGTTCCGGCAACGGAGAAGGCGCGGGCAGATGAAGAAAGCATGTTCCGCAATCTCGAAACGCTTAACGGGCCGGAGGCGGTGAAGGATTTACTCGCCGCTTAAAACATGACCGGTCAGATTACTCCCGTCTGGAGTTGGAATATCCTCCCGGCCCTAGCGCGCCTGGCGTTCGCGGAGAAACCTGACATTCCGCTGCCGCTTTGGGCGCAGCAGAATGTCTTTCTCGACCGGCGCATGACTACCCGCCCGGGCCGGCCGGACCCGGAGGAATATCCATGGACCTGGGAATTTGCCGAGATCTTGCGCACCCGGCAGGTCTGGGAAAAAAAGCTTGAGGACGGTGCGACCGTCATTGTCGAGCCCGGCACTCCGGGAGCGACCTTCATGCGCGTGCATCAGATCGATGCCATGAAGTCCACGCAAACGGCTCTTACTGAAAATGTCCTTCACGCCATCCGTTACTTCGCGAAGCACGATCCGCAGAACGTCATCTTCGCCATTGATAACCGCACTCAGGCCGGGGAAGTAAACGAGATTCGGTTGCAGCCGACCCTGCGCCGGCTCGGTGCGGAAGTGATGCCGGCCGATGACGACGACGCCGGCAAGTATCTCATCAAGCTGCGGCGGATGCTGATCTATTTCCTCGGGTCCTACAGCTCGGGCGCGTTTGCTCAAAAGATGTGTGAGTTTGGAATCAATGACGAGCTCGAGGAGCACGGCACGAAGAACAGCGTCGAAGATTTGAAATCGCGGATGAAGACTTCCTCGCGCCGGCTCCTAGTGAATATCAGCCGCCCAAAGAAACTCATTCGAAATTCGGACGGAAAGATTACCGGCGGTCCGATCACGCTCGAGCACAGCAAAGGTTCGCAGCATGTAAAGGAAGTCCCGTGCCCGCATTGCACTGAGGCGAACGGCGGCATTCCGACAGGATTCCAGCAGTTCGCCCAGGAGAACATGAAATTCGGGCACTGCAAGACTCTGCTGGACGAATGGGATTTCGAGCGGGTTCTTAACGAGACGTATTTCGAGTGCGTTCATTGCCGCAAACCAATCGAAGAGCGGTGGAAACGCTGGATGAACGACCGGAAACGCCGGCGTTGGCGTCGAACAAATTTCGCCGAAGCTGAGCCGAACCACATCAGTTTCCATTTTCACGATTTCCTTGGCTACGACGATTCAGTTCGGTGGGGCCGGCTCGCGATCAAATACATCAACAGCAAAGGCAATCCGGAAAAGCGCGCCAGTTACCGTGCCGACCATGAAGGGTTGCCGGTGGAAGTGCGCGAAACGAGAACCGAGATCGCCGATCTCCTTCTTCTCCGTGGACCGTATAAGCGCGGCCAGATCCCCTGGTTCCCTCGCGCCATCATTCTCGGGGCCGACGTCGGGCTCGAGTATGTGAAGTGGGGCGTGGGAGCTCTTCGAATCTCACAGGAGGGAGGCGAAGGAGAATGTGCTCTCATCGATTGGGGGAAGGACCTGCACCCGGACGATGTGGCCCGCCGAATCCTGGCGCTGGAATACCCGTGCCTGGAGACTGGAAAGAAATACAAAATCAGCTTGGGAGGGATGGACGCAAAATATCGCAAGATCGAAGTGCACAAAGCCTGCCTGCGCGTTCCCCGCCGCCTCTTTCCCACGGCCGGCGTCCGGGCGGGACTGTCTATGCGCTCGATTTCTTTCAATCATCCACCGCAACGACCGCGCTGGTTTGGGGTCGTTGTTTACAACGACGACGACGCAAAAAGCGAACTCTACATCGATCGCATTGGCGCTTGGGCGCGCTTCCTGAAGCAGATCAAGACTGGCGGCGAGGGCGAGGGCGAGGGCGACGAGATTGAAAAGCCGTTCACCGGCCGGATCTGGTTTCCCGAGGACATCCAGCATAACGCGCTCTATGGCGGCAAACATGGCGGCGACAAAAAGGACGATTTTCTTGCTGAACACACCCGCGAGCATTTGATCGAGCTGCCCAACGGCCGTTTTGAATGGAAACGGAAGGGCGCGAACGAGGGGGGCGATATTTCGAAAATCATCAATATGCTCTGGCGGTTCTTCACGTTGATGGAAGCCGGCGAGCTCGAGACCCAGCAATCGCCCGAAGCAGCCGCCGCGGTGGAGATCCAGGCCGCGATCTCGACGGCGGAATAAATCGCAAAATAGTTGCATTCGCAAGCCGCTTGCGCATACTTCCTGCTTATATAGGAGGTGTCAGAGAAAACCAGCCGGCTGCAACCGGCGCAAAACGAAAGAGTAACCAAAATGATCAATCAACTTAATGAAACAACGCCCGGAGCAGGCTTCAGGCGTATCATCACGCATGGGCGGTTCGCCCTCTTATTGGCGACGGAAGTCCGCCTCCACGAGTCCACTGAGGACTTCGGTGCCAGGCTTACGGCGCAAGGCAGCGGCGGCGGCAAGGTCGGGCACTCCGAGGCCCTGGCCGCGATGAGCAACCTTTTCCCGGTGGCCGCCAAATGAAAAAGCGCCTCCGCAAACAACCGAGAAAGCTCACCCCGCCGCTTATCCTGAGATGCGAGCGGGAGAGATACATATTCGCCAGTGCGCGACAGCAAGTGCGGAATGCAATTTCCGCAGCCGCTGCTGTCAGCCGGCCAATATTGGATCAAATGTCCGAACTGTGATCGCCCGCAGAGGATTAAAGTGGACACCGAAGAATCGGAGCGCGAGGAACAAAAATCGGCGCGCTGCTTCTCTATTTTCCGAGCGCCTTCTTTACATCTTTAACCATCGGTCCGTTCACGCGCACCAGTTCCTTTAACTTGTCTGGCGTGACGCCGAGCTTTTGCGACCAATCGCGCAGCTCGTAATTCTCGTGGACGTTGATTCGGATGTCGTCTGCCTGGCCTGTCTTGCTTTTATCATCTGGCATATAATTCCTTTTGTTGGGGTTATTGCCCACGGTCGGACTGCTTCTCAGACTGGGCAACTATGAATTTGAAAAGGCGGGCCGATCGCGCCCCGCTTCAAGAGTAACCAAGAGTCGCGAAACGCCGTGATCCCTGCGACCACACCGCCTGCAAGCGGGACCGGCGCAGGCGACCGTAGCCGAAGCAATCTGCAATCTGCAATCGCAAATCTGCAATCCCGCCCGGCCTTTGACAAAAGGCGGCGGAAGGGGTGTCGGCTACGCGCTTTGCGGGCTCACTCCCGCTTTTTTTATGCCCGCCGATCGTCAACTCATCGACACTGATAAAGCGGTCCTGCGCCGCAAGTATACGAATGACGCGACTGGTTTGGCGGAGCTGAAAGCTTACGCGGGAACGCTCTACGAGCCTTGTCCGAGCGACGTTGAGCTGACGGGAACGTCCCGCGAGGGTGTCACGGGCAGCGGGCAAATTTCCAACAACCTCCGGTTACGCCGCATGGCGGTGGAAGAACTGATCGCGGAGCGCGATCCCGCTTACGTCGCGCCCGTTCTCATTCCGCGTCGGCTTATTGGCACCACCGTGCGTCTCGGTTCGGGCGGGAGTATCGGCGATGTCTTTGTGCAAGGGGGCGGCAACTGATGAGAATTTGCGATTTTAGATTTGCGATTTTCGATTGTGCCCAACTCACAGTGACATTGCATTGTCCCGCTTGCGATAGCAGCAGGGTCATTCTGTTGGGAGTCGAGCAAGCGCAGTGTGAACGGTGCGGGGAAATTTTCTTCATCCCCGCCCAGGAGGAGGCCGCTTGAAAACTCGCACGCGTTCCACGCGGAAAACTCCGCAATCGCAAATTGCAAATCGCAAATCTAAAATCTCCGTCGGTCCCACGCGCAACGGGAACGGCGCGATCGTCGCTCCGAACGGCAACGGCAAAACGCCCGCGCCGAGCAGTCTGATGGAAGCGTTTGAAGGGGCGCGCTGGGGCGGTTATCGCGGCTGGTGGTGGTTCCCCACGCTCGACACCTCCAAGCAGATGCCGCAATGGACGCGTGACCAGATCGCGCGAAAACAGGTCTGGGCTTACAATAACATCCCCGAGATGCGCGCCGTCATCGATGGCCTGGCGATTGATGAAGTGGATACCGCCCTCTGGCCGAAAGCGCGGACTTCCAATCCGAAGTTCAACCGCGCGGTCACAGACCGTTTCGATGAGGAGAACAAAGACCCGCGCACGTTCGATCTGCGACAGGTGGAAAGCTCTTACAGCGCCCAGTTCCTCATTCGCCGCACCGTCCGGCTGATCGGCGACATGTTTGCTCAGCTCGTCAGGCCGTTTCTGCCTGGCGCGCCGCCGCGGATGGGGTTCCTCCCTGGTTACCAGTGTTCCAGCCGTGGGGCGCAAGCCGATGATTACGATTTACGGGAAGGCATCCGCTTCGATCCGCAAACGGGCGCGGCGAGCAAATATCGTTTTGCGCTCCCGGTCCGCAAGCTGGGCGACAAGCAGGAATACACCGAGCTGGAAGCCAATGACGTCCTCCATTTCCACGATCCTTTCCTCTCCGATCAGATCCGCGGCATCAGCACGCTCGCGCCGGTCACGCGCCAGATGTTTTCCATGGATGATATCGATCGCGCGGAAACGAGCGGCCAATTGCTTCGTTCGAACATGGCTTTCGCGATCGAGACGCAGGGTCCGGAGGAGAGCACAATCCCCCGGCTCCCCGGGGTGACGGACGTCGAGGTCGTAGAGAATCCAGACGGATCCAAAACCGTCATTCAAAAAATGATCCAGCGCGACGGAACGGATGTGCAGGTCTATATCCCGCCGAGCGGCATGAAAATAAAGACGCTCGAATCGAACCGGGGCGGCGCCATCGAGTTTCGGAATCTGCTCGCGCGCGGCATGATGCATTGCACCCCCTACCCACCGGAATGGATCCTTTCTTTGATGGGGCTTGGGCAGGGCACGGTGGCGCGGATTGTGCAAAACCGTGTCCAAAAAATCGCGAATTTCTACCGGGCCATGCAATTGGATGCGCAATACATGCAGCGCTGGTATCGCTACTGGCTCTGGCAGCGGATCAAGGCCGGCGTGTTCGATAACGTGGAAGGCGGCGTGCCCTTCGATTGGTGGGTACACAAGCTGGTTTACCCGCGCGACATGTCGGTCGATCTCGGCCGGGACGGCCGGCTTTACGACGATCGGGTCATGCGCGGAAACATGAGTCCGGCCGATTACCACGCTCTCGCCGGTCGCGACGAGGAAGACGTGGACGAAGAGATTGTGGATATCGCCATTCATCGCCGCAAACTCCTGGAGGAAAAGTTGAAGGAAAATCCCGGCATGAAAATTGGCTACGAGGAAGTCTGGCGGCTCCCGGTGGGCACGGCTAATACCGCCGCCGCCGTCGAATCCGGGATCGAACCAAACGCGCCGTCGCCAGGTTCGACAAGTGGCGGCTCCGCAGCGTCATGAAAGCCCAATTTGTTTCCCGCGTCTTCGCGCAGACTTGGAATTACGATCAACTGCGCGCTCGGCCCTTCCTGGCGCATATGGCCCTCACGCTTTTACGCAATGAGCGCCCGGCCGAAGACGTGTGCGGTGATCCGCTTCCCGTCATGCGACTGGAGGGCGATGTTGCTGTGATTCCGCTTTCCGGAGTCCTTATGATTAATCTGCCCGATTGGATCAAGCCCTATGGTTTTGGCCTGACCGACGTGAATGATATCGAGGAGGAAGTGAAGCGAGCGACAGCCGACGCCAATGTTGCTTTCACGGTTTACGATTGCGACAGCCCTGGCGGCATGTCTCTTGCAGGCGACAAACTCTACAGCGTAACGGAAAAGGCGAGGGAGAAGAAACCGATCTTCTATTACTGTGGGGATGGGTGCGATGTTGCTTCCACAGCCTTTGAGGGAGTTGCTAGCTGCCAAGACGGGCTAGCTGCTCCGTTTGCGTCAGGAATCGGATGCATCGGAACCTATTTGCCCTGGCTTGATGATACCGAGTTTTGGGCGAAACTGGGAATCAAGTTCGAGGTTTTTCGCTCCGGCGAACTGAAGGGCCTCGGGATAGATGGTCTCTCGCCCGCACAGAGGGCCTACCTCCAAGGGATGGTAGACGAGGCTGGCGCCACCTTCCGCAAGAATGTGTTGAAGTATCGCAGTGGAATTGCTCGCGCTGACATGGAGGGTCAGTGGTTCGAGGGAGTCAAGGCCTCGGAAAAAGGTTTCGTTGCCGGGAATGCACCCGACCTCGAAGCCGCCATCGCGAAGTTTCGGCGCATGGCGAAAGCGGGCGTGTAGATGTTTGCACGTGCAAACATGTCTGGACGTCCAGACATCCTCATCAGGTAGGGACGGCTCTCCGCAGCCGTCCGTCGAATCGGATCGAAAGTCGGCGCGCTCGGAGATCGCGCCCTACCTTTTTGACATGCACACGCCTGCATGTTCAAAAATTTCTTCTTTCTTCGTTCCGTCCCATTTGTCCTCTGCTCCCTGCTCGCGCCTGACACTGGCGGCGGCTCTGGCGGCGGCCCGGCACCTGCCACGCCTCCCGAACCCACCGGCACTTCGCACGAAGAAAAGCTTTCGAGCGCGAAGACAATCATCGGCGATCTCTTTAAGAAACTCGGGACATCCCTGGCTGACCTAACGAAAGCCCAGGGTGATTACAAAACGCTCGAGGGCCAGTTCAGTAGCCTGAAAGATACGGCCGAGCAAGAGAAGACCGGGCACGCCACCACGAAAGGTTTGCTCGAGACCGAGAAAGGCGCCCACACCGCCACGAGCGGCAAGCTTGTCACCGCGGAGAAGAATGTCACACGCCTGGAGAGCCTCTGCAATCTCAAGGGAATCGATCCTAACCAGGTTGTCCCGCCCGCGCCGGCCGCGAAGACCGGGGAGCAAACTCGCGAAGATTTGGCGGCGCAACTCGAGAAAGAGAAGGATCCGCTCAAACGCAACGAGATCGCGAATCAACTGCGCGAGTTCGACCGCAAGGCCAAGGAGAAAAAATAATTTTTACCCCGAACATTTTTTGACACTGCCGAAACCGTAGCACCCAAAAAAAACAAATGAAAAAAATCTTCAACGCCGTCAGCTTCCTGGCGGTCCTTGTTCTCTCCGCGATCTTTGTCCTCCCGGTCAACCCGCTCGCCGCCTGGGTTACTGTCTTCAGCATGTCGGCGCTTCTCAGCTCGCCGGTGCCGGGTTATTGTTTCTCGACCACGCTCACGACGGCCGAGATCATCGCCGACGTCTTCGAGGCGTTCCGCAAGATGGTGCCGGCCTTGAAATATTTCGCGAGCGATTTCAGCAGCGCCCAGGCCAAGTTTAATCAGCAGATCATCGCGCACGTCGCCGGCCTGCCGGTCGTGACCACGCACGACCAGGTGAACGGTTATTTCCAGGCCCCGCAAAACGCGCGCAGCCTGCTCACCGACGTGAAGCTCACGATGGACACCTGGAAGGATGTCCTCATGAAGTTCCAGAACGTCGATCTGGTTTCGGACCGGACCTACAAATATCAGTCGATCATCGCGGGCGCGGCCTATCAGCTCGGCAAAGCGGTGGTTGATTCCGTTCTGGCGAAGGTGAACTCGACCAATATCAGTAACGTGCTGACCTGCACCGCCGCGAACGCCACTGCCGCGAAGCTCCGCCTTTTCACGGCCCAGCTTAACGCCCAGGGCGCTGGCCCGCTCCGCTACGGCCTGGTTAATGGACCTTTCATGACTGGTCTCCTGAGCGATACCTCCATCATCAGCGGTCTCTATTTCAATCAGCGCCA